GGACTGTGATTAACCAGAGTGCCGAGGTTGACTTCTCTCAGTTTAACAACCGAATGTATTTTACCGATGGAAGTAGCAACCTTCATTTCTCAAATGGCACAACAACGTATCGGCAAGGCACAAGCATTCTTTCGATTACAGTATCAACCCAAGGATTGGGATATACAACTGCTCCAGCCGTAACAATAGGCGCACCCAACATAGCCTACGGAACAACAGCTAGCGCGACTGCCACAGTTACCAGCGGTACAATATCTGCGGTAACAGTTACCTTTGCTGGATCGGGCTATACAACCGCGCCAACAGTTACCATTGCTGCTCCTCCATCTGGTGGTGGGCATTTTACAGCAACAGCTACAGCCAGCATTTCTAGCCTTGTCCCGCCTGCACTTCGATTGGTTAGGCAGTTTACCAATAGAATCTTTGCGGTAGGAACTGGAGCGAACAGAAACACTCTTTACGCATCCGACATCCTTGATGCCGAAGTATGGAAGTCAACCAACAGCATCATTGTTGGCGGTGATGATGGTGAGGACATTGTGGCAATCCAGCCTTTCTACGATTACGAAATACTTGTCTTCAAGCCAAATAAGATTTACTTGGTAACTGCCGACCCAACCCAAACAACTGCGGCTGGCTGGACAGTGCGACTATTGAACGATAGAATTGGATGCGTATCTGGAAGGTCTGTCAATTTCGTAAATAAGGACGTATTCTTTCTGGCTAATGACGGAATTAGGTCTGTAGCCAGGTCTATTGCTGATGATTTTTATATTGTCGGAACACCAATCAGCGAGCCTGTCAAGAACATTATTGCTAGGATCAATAGGAATTATGTGACCACCTGTAACGCTGCGTTCTACAACAATAGATACTTTCTGGCAATCCCATTAGATACCGCAATCACACCTAGCCATATTCTGGTTTATAATGCGTTGTTCAATGCCTTTGAAGGCTTATGGAGCATCGCTGCGTCCAGAATGGTGATTACAAACTTCTCTTCTGGATTTGCAACAAACTCACAAAAACTTGCATTCGGAAGTCCCACAAGCAGGGTTGGTCATTATCTTGGCTACAAGGATGCAGACTCAGCCGATGCCACATCAGACTATGTGGATTATACTTCCACAGGAAGCTACACAAGTTCGGTGGCATCCAAGGCTTATGAGTTTGATGATCGGATCGCGCAGAAGTTTGGATCGCACTATGAGATTGAGTTCTTCAACTCTGGATCTACAAACGCCAGCATTAGCATGAGGCGTGATACGGACGGAACAACAGTTGGGATAGCCTCAAATGTTGACACGCGCTCTGCTGGTGGAATTACTCTTCCATTCACACTCCAAGCCACGCTGTCGGCACAAACCGTAAAACGCATTGCCAACAGCCTGCGATCCTACCAGAAGTGGCGCAATATGCGTATGATCGTTTCCGCGCCATCCAAGAAACTTTCTATTCGAGGAATATTGATCGCAGCCAACCCCGACACCATCGAGGTGCAAAAGAACGTATGACGGCTATTGAGTATATTGAGGAAAGTGGCGTTCCAGAGGCTATGTGGCCTAACCTGGCAGAGTGGTTTAGCTGGTTTGAGAAGCAGGGCATGGTTGGTATTGTGAGGGATGAGGAAGGCATAGCTGGCGTGGCTTTGGCTAGGTGCATAAAGGATGGGCAAAAGGCTGACCATTATGTGCATAGCGAAGATGGTGAGAATGTGTTTGTTGATTTGACTATCTCCTCAAAAGGTGCTAAATCCTTACGATGCTTGCTGTTGCTCTTGGCAGAGCGTTTTGGTCCTCGCAAGCGGATCACTTTTAATCGTTCTGGAAAACCAAGGAGTTACGACTATATGACATTTATGCGAAAGGCTTTACTCTAATGGGTGGCGGTCCTTCTATTCCTGCACCTCCGCCGCCTCCGAACCCACTTGAGGCTTCGAGGGCAAATGATCTTTTCTATCGCTCCTCATTGGAGACATATATCCAGAAGCAACCAGAAGTAGCTGCCCTGGAGCAACGCCTTCGCGAGAAGTATTCTCCTCGCCAGCGTGAACTAGAGCGTCAGATGAGCGCGCTCGATCTTCAGTCAAGCGCACAGGCTGGGCTACAAGTCGAGCGAGAACTTGGACCACAACGCTCGCTGGAAGCTATGCGCCGTCAGTTCGAGATGGCTCCAGATACTTTTGCTACCCAGCGTGGACTAGGCCAGCAGGCAGCACTTCAGTTCGCTCGCCTTTATGGTCAATCGCCTATGGGTGCAGTACCACAGAATGTTCAGCAGAATAGCGGAATTGAACAAGTTGATTATCTTCGCGGAATACCTAAAACTGGAATATTCTAATGGCAAAAAAACCAGCAGCTAAACCAGATCCGAATGCCGCTTTCATTGCAGAAATTCAATCATACGGTCTTGATCCAAAAACGTATTATGTTGAAACAACCAAACAAGTTCCTGTAATCAAAAATGGGAGAGCAGTAATTGTAAACGGGAAACCATTAACCCAAAAAGTTGTAGGCAAAACATACAATATTGAGCAGGCAAAAGCAGATTATCAGTTTAACACGCCTAAACTTGAGGATAAGCCAGCAGAAACATTTACACAGGCTGTAAATAATTATTATGCAGCCGTAGCAAAAGTTGGACAGATTGGCGCAGAAAACTTAAATGACAAGGATAAGGCAACTCTTCGCGCACTGGGGCGTTCTATACGCGATTTTGATTCGCCATCACTTGGTGCGAATGCAAAGCAAATTATCCAAAATACGAATGATGTTGAAAGTGCAATAAATGATATTTACAACCAGGCAGACACGCTGCGGGTTCAACAGTTAAGAACTGCAGGTTTTGCGGCAGACGGAAAAACAAAATTAAGTCTTACTGGAAAAGAAAAAGAAGCAGCAAGAGGAAGATTAACAACTGAAGAGGACGCTCTTCGCAGACTTGTAAGCACATCCAATCAAGCAATTCCAAAACTTCAAGAGTCACTGACAAGATATGGACTCGGAGATATTGTTCAGCTATCTGGAGCAACAGATAAAATTTCACAACTCGATACTGGACTTGAGGCATTAAGAGGAGATAAAATTTTTGGAACTGGATCTCTTGCTGCGAAGCTTTCAAGCCAGTTGACTGACGATCAAATTGTTTCGGATATCAATACTGCTCGCAGAAATGAATATAAAAGACTATCCGATCTTGGAACTGCCGCAGTTACAGACCTACAAAGTCAACTCACTCAAGCAAAAACACAATCTGCTGGACTTTCTGGAAAACAAAAAACAGATGCAGATTCAATAATTTCAAAACTAGAAACACAGCTTGTTGAGGCACAAAAAGATCAGGCAGAGGCTAATAATCTTTTCCAGAATTATGTTCCAGTATCTGGAGAACAAGCCACTGGTGCAATATCGCAGTTCAGAGAATCCCTACGCCTTCCAGAAGAACGTACACTAAGGCAGATTGATGAGATTGACCCTACCGTTGGCGCAACCGTCCGTGGCCTTGCCAAGCAGTACCAGACGATGGCTGAAACTCCGCTTGAGGCAACGACAAGCCCAGAGACAGAAGCCTTTAGGCGTGATGTTGAACAACGGATTGCCAGTCAAGTTGCGCTAGGCTCACAGCTTGGTGCGGAAGAGCAGAGGCAGTATCAGCAGGCTGCAAGGGCAGCACAGACTGCCAGGGGCAATATCTTTGGTGTTGCACCAGCCGTAGAGGAAGCAGTCACGACTGGATTGGCTGGGGAGCAAAGACTGCAGGCTCGACTCGGAGCAGCGCAAGGATTCTTGGCTTCTGGTCAAAGTATGTCAGACGCAATTGCGCGTGACGTTGGCTTGCGTAATGCCCTTACTCAGTCTCGCCTTGGAGCTGCTCAAGGCTTTATTGCAAGCGGTCCCACGATGTACAACTTGGCCTCACAGCGTCTTGGCACACAGCAAGGTCTGTTAAACAATTACTTGGCTGCCTCCGCACCTCAAGGTACTGGTGGCTTCCAAGCTACGCCTTCAGCCGCCAATCCGTATGCCTACGTGAATCCTAATGCTGGATTTGTTGGTGCGCAGAATGCAGCGAGCATTTATAATACGTTGGCGGATTATGCTTCGCAGACCTACGGCGCGCAGGTTGGTGCGATTTCTAGGCAGCCGAGTGGGGCGCAAAACTTTGCCCAGATTGCTGGCGGAGTCAGCAGTCTTCTTAGCCCACTAAAATTTGGATAAGGATAATTTATGGACAGAGTATCATACGGACCAATCACGCTATTTGAGAGCGATGCATATAAACAAGCAAAGGCCATGAAGGCTGAAGAAGAAGCCTTAAAGATGGAGAGGCTTCGTATGGATATTGAAAAAGGCCGAATGGATCTTGCTAAAGGAAAAGAAGAAGAGACGATGTCAAACCCGATTGGAAGGGCTGGCAGGGCTGGCGACATTGCTGCATTTCTTGAACAAGAGAAGCAAAAAGATGTTGGCATTCCTATTGGCGAGGAAATGAGCGCAAGGATGATTGCTAAAGGCGGACCTAGCATTCTTGAGGCAACTAAGATGCAGGGCGAGCTTGATGTTGAATCGAAAATTAGAGAAGCAAGAAGAATGTCAATGGAGAACTTGCTGGCTGGCGAAAAGTCTTTGCTTCCTACTGCAAGTGTTGATCTTGGTGGAGTAAAGCAAACTGTTCTTGCGTCACAGGTTGGCAAAACAACAGCAGATATTAACGAACAAATTTTCCAAGCCCAAGTTCCGCAACTTACAAAAGCATACATGGCTCAAGGTTACGATCCAGATACTGCCGTAAAGATGGCTGGATCTGATGTAACTAAAAATCTTTTCAAGGCACAATCTAGCGGTAAGGTTGTGTTGACCTCAAACGATGGAATGAGCACAATTTCTTACACAAACGAACAAGCACAAAAAATGTGGAAAGACCCGTCCACTCCAAAGTTTATTAAAACACAATTGAATAACTTCTTTGGAGAATCCGAACAACCAGCGGCTGCAAATTGGATTAAAACAAGACTAGGCAGATAACATGGCTGAAGCCCTAGAGCTATCGTCAGCCAATCGTATTAGGCAACTGGCAGGTATGCCAGTAGAGCCAGAGCCAGCACCCAAGCCAGAAGAACCTCCAGCGTGGAGCGAAATCAAGGCTTCCGAGGATTACAAGACTCTTACCTATCCAGAGCAGGTTGACCTAGCTCGCCAATGGGGTGCGGAAACCAAGCAGTACGCATCCAAACTTCCAGATTACACGCCAGAACAAGATGTTGAAATTGATGACTTCGTAAACAAAGAGGCTGTTGATGTTCCGACAAACGTAAAGGTTGCGGCTGGTGCTGCTGGTCTGGTCAAAGGATCGGCCTCAGTAATGGGCGGGATTGCTGGAGGATTGGGAGGATTAGCGGTTGGCGGACCAATTGGCGCAGTGGTTGGCGGAATTGGCGGATCAATTGCTGGTGGCGAACTAGCAGAAGCTGGGTTGCAGAAGTTTACACCCCAGACAGCAAGAGCGCGTGAGTTTGCGCCAGGTTATGCCGCTGCTGGTC